CCGGTGGGTTCGTCAAAGGTCTTGTGAAAGACCAGTCTGAGAGCTCTGCAATTTGTAATCACAGTCTCAAAGCCGGCCTTAGACACGTGAGCCGTCAAGAACGAATCTGGAATCGGAACAGCAGGCGAGGCAAATGGATTGGCTAAAGCCGCCAAATACCGCGCTTGTGCTGCGTGCCCAGTGTTGATGAATTCCAGACGATTTTGTGGGGAAGTTACGGCTCCCCCGGTCCTAGCATTATTCTTATTTCTTGTGTTATTCATTTTAACACAAGAGCGACAGCCAGCTAACAGCGTCTAGCAAGTCTAACCTAACTCGTTGTTCAAATTCACCTACAATTGCAGGATTGAAATCAAAAGCTCTACAATAACTCAAGAGACTTTGATTGGAATAATTGCCAGGAACAACCGGCAATTTCTCCAAGTCCCCTTGCTTCATCCAGTAAGCTAATCCTCCCTGTAACTCGCCCTCTAATCTATCCTTCCCCATGGCACTCAGAGCTTCGTAGAAAACTCCGACTAAGGGGCAAGCTGCGTACAGAGAGAGACCACACATGCCGACATCTTTCAAATAGTTGTCATAATGTGCTACGCCTCTAGTTGATATGGCTATCATATCCTTAAACACACTTATTGGTTTTCTAACCATCATCCATCCCATATCGAGATGAACTGGTTTCATCTGACAAAACTCAATATGCTCAACTAGGTAAACTGGTGGTTCAGCTACCATGTTGAACCCATAGGCGACAAAGAACAAGTCGAAACCATCCAAGAATCTTGGTAGTTCCTTCAAATCCATAATCGCTACTGAGTCATCCCCATTGTTAACCAATTTGAAATTTAGTCCTAAAACCTCCTTCCAATGTAGTAAAACGCTGGTCATCAAAATCACATTTCCAACAGATGTGTTCATATCACCGGACATCCTTCCAGTTGCTTTATATTCAAAATCGTAGGTATCACCTTTCCCCTTGCAATAATTCGCAAGTTGGTGCCGAAGCAAACCATGCAATTCGTGACACCCAGGAAACAATCGCTTGTAAACTGAGTGCTCAAACTGCAAAGCATGCTCCGACACATGTTGGTCAAACCTGCTAGCATCCAGCCCTACCGCAACTGGACAGGAAAATGACTCCCATTTCCTCACTATCTGCCGAGCCATCGCTGACAGAGTGCAATGTTTAAAAACTGTTTCTTCTCCCCATAGTGCATCTATACCCTTGTAAATGGCCAGTTCATTATGTTTATTTATGTACTGACCAAGGAGTATGTTGTACTTAGGCGATCGTGGTGAGATGATTCTAGGATCCTTATCCGAAGTCTGCACTAGTTCCCATTTTACAAAAATGTTAACATGTACATCCCTCGGGGAAAGTTTTCTATTATCCATCAATTCCTGAAGCGCTTCTGCGTAAACCTGGTATTTAGCCTTAGGTCTACTTTCCACAAACTCCTCAGGAGTGATTTTCTTCACTTTGACAACCTGAGCCAACCGCCTCCCGATGCTCCATATGTTACCATACCACACAGGCTGGG